AAAAGGCTTAATGTTACTGCTATACAAAGACGCGCGAGTAGACCAACGCTTACTAGATGAGCAAGTCGGGGCTATGAATTGGCAGCGGTCACATGAGATTATAGGCGGCAACCTATATTGCACTGTCTCGATTTGGGATGAAGAGCGTCAAATGTGGGTTAGTAAGCAGGATGTCGGCGTTGAAAGCTACACGGAAAAGGAAAAAGGGCAGGCAAGCGACAGCTTTAAAAGGGCTTGCTTTAATTGGGGAATAGGGCGCGAACTCTATTCAACACCTTTCATATGGGTGGAGGCGAAAGATTGCAACATTCAGACAGTGAACGGCAAGAGCGTATGCTATGATGAGTTTTATGTGGAAGACATCCATTACGACGACAACAAAAATATTGACGCTTTGGCGATCAAAAACAGGAAGACAAAAAAGCGCGTGTTTTTGTGGGATAACCGCAAAGAAAAGGTGAAAGAGAATGAAGAGCAAGGGCAGGCTTAAAGGCTTTTCAATGGATTTCATAAAAAAGACCGCCTCAGTCACTTTGGAGCTTGACGTCACGCCGACATCCGACACATTAAACGCGTGGCAGGATAAGATACTGAATGTTGAGATATGCGAGGCAAAAGAAAAGCGCAGTCTTGACGCTAATGCTTATTTTCATTTGCTTGTGGGTAAATTAGCTGACAAGCTGAGAATAAGCAAGCCACGGGCAAAGAATACACTCCTTGGGCGATATGGACAGCGAGAAACAACGCCCGACGGGGGGCGTATGATTATATCCGTTCTATCTGGCATTGATATGATGGAGCGTGAGGACATCCACACCTACCCTATAGGTTACGCGGAATTGCAAGGCAAGCAATTTACACACTACGCAGTAATCAGAGGCAGCCACACCTATAACACGGCGGAAATGTCAATATTGATTGATGGTACAGTGCAGGAAGCTAAAGCACAGGGAATCGAGACAATGACACCTGACGAATTGGCAAGGCTTAAGAGCTTATGGAAGGGCAAGAATGAGGTCAATTATTCAAATTGAAAAAGAATGCTTTATATGCAAAAGCCCATACGTTGAGGAACATCACATCTATGGAGGAGCAAACAGGAAAAATTCTGAAAAGTATGGGCTTAAAGTGTGGTTATGCCACAGGCACCACAATGAGCCGCCCGACGGCGTGCATTTTAACAAGGCTTTAATGGACTATCTGCATAGATACGGACAGGTCAAATTTGAGGAAACCCAAGGGACAAGAGATTTCTTTATGCAGATATTTGGAAAAAATTATTTATAGGTTGCACAGGTTGTTCGTCACAAAAACAGCCTTCTTAAACAAATTTAACAGGCAGAGGGATTCTTCTCACCCTCTGCCGGAAAGGGGAGTGAAGACATTGAAGAACAAAGGAAAGCCCATATATATGGCGGTCACGGCGGATAGATACGAGCTGCCGCTATGTGTAGGCAGTAAAGAGGATATTGCATTTTATACCCACAGGACGCCCCAACAGGTAATGGAATACGTTGCGCGGGCAAATAGGGGGGTAATGGATGGGTCAAGAAACGGCTGGATTATTAGGAGAATTTACGAAAACGTGAGGTACTAGGATGGCAACAAGGCGGATGTTTAACATCAAGATAACGGACAGCGACGACTTTTTAGATTTGCCGCTTGATATGCAGGCTCTATATTTTCACTTGTCAATGGTGGCGGATGATGATGGTTTTATTGTCGGCGCAAAATCAGTGGCGCGAAAGATAGGGGTGCAGGCGGAAGCGTTGCAAGAGCTTATAAAAAACCGATTTTTAATCAAGTTTGAAAGTGGCGTGGTGGCAATCAGACACTGGAATCTGAATAATCAGGTCAGAAAAGACAGATATACTCCGACGATATATCAATCAGAATTTGCTAAACTTTCAAAAGATGAAAATGGCGTATACTATGAGAATGAAAAAGAAAGTAATATGTGGGAAACCAGCAATCAATCTACTGTGGAAACCAGTAATCAGTCTACGGTGGCAACCCAGTATAGTATAGTTAAGGATAGTGTAGATAAGGTTAGTATAGTTCAGGATAGTATAGATAATTCACTTTTAAATCAAAATACAAGTAGTGGTAACAATATACACACTACAGAAATAGGGGTGCGGGGGGAAAGGATGACAGACCCCCCACAGGCAGACGCGTCAGAGACGCGGGAGCGTGTCAATTATCAGCAAATCATTGACAATTTCAACAACACGTGTATTTCATTGCCGAAAGTCAAAACGCTTAACGACAGGCGCAAGAAGACCATCAGAACACGCCTCAGAACTCACAGCGCGGCGGAAATATTGCAGGCGTTTGAGTTGGCAGAGCAATCCAACTTCCTGACGGGGCGAAATGGGCACGGATGGCAGGCGTCTTTTGACTGGCTAATGGAGGACGCAAATATGGTTAAAGTGCTCGAGGGGACTTATGCAAATAGGGCAAGCCCAAAGACCGACATACAAAACAGAGTTAGCGAGGTGGATGATTGGTAAAATGGAGAGGGACGAGTTTAAAATTATCGTTAAGGGATTAAAGGCAGTATATACATACGCCACGTTCTTGCCCGACAAGGACGCGTTTGACGTGTGGTATGGGCTTTTAAAAGATTTGGACTATAAGACAACGGCGGCAGCAGTGCAGAAATATATGCAGACACAAAAGACCCCGCCGACAATAGCCGACATCCGCGAGCAATACGCGAGCCTTGTAAACGTGCAGGAAATAAACGCACAGGCGGCGTGGGCATTGGTAAGTAAGGCAGTCAGAAACGGCACATACGGCGCGCAGGAAGAATTTGACAAACTGCCCGAGGATGTGCGCGAGGCGTTGGGGTCAGCGTCGCGCTTGACGGAAATGGCAACGAGCGAGGACTATAACGAGGGCGTGGAGAGCAGTAACTTCATGCGCGTGTATAACAAAGTCTTGCAAAGGCGGAAAGAAATAAACCAAATATCCCCAAGTGTGCGGGTGCTTGTGGAAAAGTGCATAAATGGGGCGATTGAAGCAAGGAGTGAAGATAATGACAAACAAACAGTGGAGCGTCTTAGATATGACAAAGGTGGACGCGATAATCAAATCAAAAAATATGAGTTATACAGACGTATCTAGCGGCGTGGGTATGTCAAGTAGTTTTTTATCGGACTGCAAGCGCAACGGCGGCAAAATTAAAAAAGGCTATGTCTATTCTATTTCAGCATACTTAAACGTCGAAGCAGACGACATTGTAAAAAAAGAGCCTGAAAAAGCAGAGCACAAAGAGCCTGAGAAGCAGGACGACAACCAAATTGAGAGACTTATCAAGACGCAGGAAAACATTGTTGACGCGCTTAACAGGCTTATTGAGGTCTTAGATTATCCAAAGGGCGGTGATAGGGATGGTAAAAGTTGAAAACCATTGTTGCGATTGCAATTCGTCGCTTTACCCTTGCGAGGGTGAGCGGTGCGAGCTTAGGGATGTCAGACAGCTTTACTGCGACAGGTGCGGCGACGCAGTGGATGTGCTTTACAAGTTAGATGACGCGGATTTGTGTAAATGGTGCGTCTTGGATTCTTTGGAGGAGGTGAGGTTATAAATGGCGTATAAAAATTTTAAGCAGGTAAAGGTGATTGAGGCGAAAAACAAACAAAAGCTGTTGGAGATGTACCCGTGGCTGACGGAGGAAAGCGGGATTTATATATTGACGCGGACGGATGAGCACAAAATCAACTATGCCTATATCGGGCAGGCTAAGCACGTATTAACAAGACTTGCACAGCATTTAACAGGCTATCAGCACATTGACTTGTCGCTGAAAAAACATGGATTTTTAAATCTTGACACTAACCCGACAGGATGGATTGTCGCTGTCCATAATGCCAAAGAATGTGAGCTTGACGAGCTGGAGAAGCATTTTATACAAGCATATGCTCGCAAAGGCTATCAGCTACGCAATAAGACCGCAGGCGGACAGGGTGAGGGCAAAGCGCAAATTGACGAATACAGACCCGCCAAAGGCTATAGGGATGGCATAGCACAAGGGCGCAAGACAATGGCGCGGGAGCTGGGGCATATTATCGACAAGCACTTATGTGTTGCACTGAAACCTGAAAAGGCAAATAACAAGGTCTCGCAAAAAGCGCTTGATAAATTTAACGAACTTTTGAGGGAGGGCGAATAAATTGCAGAGAGGTTTTAAAGCAAAAGAGCTTGCAAAGCTTGGCGAATACATCGTGGAAGGCTTTGAGAGCGGACTTAAGGATGTGAAGAAAATACCTGATATAAAATTAAAAAAGTCGGACGATGAACATCGGCAAAATTTGAAAAGGGAGGAATGAAATGAGCAGACCGCACTACTATTGGTATGAAATTGTTAAAAAGATGTGCAAAAAATATCCTGAGATTGCCGCCAAAACAGACAAGATGGCGGATGAAGAAAAACGCTATGTTGACGCGATAAATGCGACGTTGGACGAATTTGACAGCCACGAAAGCGGGAAAGAACAGGTTGCAGCCGTCAAGATGGTGCTATTCGACAAAACACACACGCCGATAGGTGCGGGCAATAAGCTGGGATATTCAAGGCGCGTGATTGATGGATGGATAAGTCTATTTATTAAAAGCGTTGGTAAAAAAGTAGGCTATAACTGCATAACAAAGCCTGAAAAGGGCGGTAAAATGTAAGGAGGACAAAAATGAGAATAATAGCGCAAGATGGTAATTTGGATTTGCCATACAACAACATTATGGTTTACAGGGAAAGAAACAAAATTATAGTTTCGGCTGTCAATAATTTAAACATCCGCGAAGTGATAGCTGAATATGACACCGACGAAAAGGCAGAAAAGGCTATCAAAATGTTGCGTGAGGAGTATCTTTATCTTAAACGGTGTGAAATAAAGGGCGATTATGTGCAAATGCCACCAGCTTATTTTCAGTTTCCGCAAGATAGTGAGGTGTGAATATGAGGTTGATTGACGCAGACTCACTGCTTGAAAATTACAACTTGAAGAATATGCACAAGTACAACAAGGACGGCAGCAGAAATCACGAAGCAATGGATACGCTTATGCTGTATGAGGTTGCGGAAATGATTGGGGACGCGCCCACGATAACGATTGATATCGAGAAAAGTAAAGGGGTGAAACTATGCTAGTTCCAGCAATCCTTTACAAAGCCCAAATTGAAGAAGCTTTTGCAAAGGAAATTTACACAGATGATTATTTCTACTACACAGGCTATGCGCACGGACACGAGTTGCCAAACATAGTAATTGAGGACAACTTGTATCAATGGGCGATTGTTGACTATCACAATGAATTGATAGGCTATATGGCATATAGAATATCCGATAGTGGCGATTGCGCATACAACTTCGGACTTTATTCATTTGACAAGGGCAATTTGATTGTCGGACGTGACCTATTTGCAAAGATGGAAGAATTAGTACAGCAATTTCACAGAATAGAGTGGCGTGTTGTTGGTGATAATCACGTCAAAAGAAGTTATGATAATTTCTGCAAGAAGCATAATGGCTATTGCATGAGATTGCACGACGTTTGCAAGGATAATTATGGAAATTATCACGACGAATATATTTATGAGGTTATAAACGAGAGTAGGTGATTACTTGCCAAAATATAACGATTGGCTTGACGAGGACGGATTGACAAGAATACGAGGGTGGGCGCGGGATGGGCTGAGCAACGCGCAGATTGCTAAGAATATCGGAATAAGTAAAAGCACATTGCAGGACTGGATTGTGAAATTCTCGGACTTTTCGGACGCAATAAAAAAAGGGCGCGCCCCAATTATCGAGCAAGTCGAGGAAGCTTTTTATAAATCGTGCATCGGCTATTGGGTAGACGAGGAGATTACGGAAATAAAAATTGACAAGGACGGAAACGAAAAAACGAATAAAAAAATAACCCGCCGATACATTCCGCCTGTTCCGGTCAGCCAAATATTTGCGCTCAAAAACAACAAGCCGCAGAAATGGAAGGATAAGCCGATTGACACGACATCCGAACAAAGTGAGGACGACGGGCTTATTGAAGCAATCCGAGGCGGCAACAAATTGGTTGATGATATGGGAATGGTAGAGGATGAAAGCGGCGTTTAAATGGAGTAAGGCAATCAGTGATAGGCAATACACTGTATTTAGATGGTGGGCTTCTCCACAGTACAAGGACAAAGACGGAATAATTGCAGACGGCGCGATTAGGAGCGGCAAAACTGTTTCTATGGCATTTTCGTTTGTTCTCTGGGCGATGGAGAGCTTTAACGGCTGCGACTTCATTATGGCGGGCAAGACAATTGGCTCGCTTCGTCGTAATGTTATTAATACTTTAAAAAAGCAAATAAACCAGCGAAAAGGATGGCGCGCCGAGGAAAAAAGGGGCGACAATTTATTGATAGTCACCCGAGGGGATAAGGTGAATTATTTCTATCTTTTTGGCGGCAAAGATGAAGCCTCTCAGGATATCGTTCAGGGAATGACGGCGGCGGGTGCATTTTTTGACGAGGTTGCGCTTATGCCTGAGAGTTTTGTCAATCAGGCAACGGCGCGTTGTTCTGTTGAAGGCTCAAAATGGTGGTTCAATTGCAATCCGTCAAATCCGCATCATTGGTTTAAGGTAAATTGGATTGATAAAGCAATAGAAAAGAATTTATTGTATTTGCATTTCACAATGGACGACAACGCGAGCTTATCCGAGGCAATAAAAGCAAGGTACGCGCGGCAATATGTCGGGGTATTCTTTAAACGCTACATTCTGGGCTTGTGGGTGGCGGCTGAGGGACTTGTTTACGATATGTTCAACCGTGACAAGCACGTCACGGACAAAATACCCGAATGCGAGGATGCAATATATGTATCGTCCGACTTCGGCATTCAAAACCCGAACGTGTGGCTTTTAATTAAGCAAATACGAGGGTCAAACAAGTGGATTATATCGCAAGAAAGTGTTTATTCAGGGCGCGAGAGCAATAAGCAAAAGACCGTGCAGGAGTTGGCGGATGATTTAGACAAGATGTTAGACGGAGCAAAGCCGAAAGAAATAATAATAGACCCATCTGCGGCGGCTATGATAGCAGAGCTTAGGAAGCGGCACTATATCGTGCACAAAGCTGACAATGACGTTATTGACGGAATAAGCGACGTGCAGACAATGTTTGCAGACGGGCGGTTAATAATAAGGGCGACATGTAAGAATACAATCAAGGAAATTGAGGGCTATTCGTGGGATGAAAAGGCTGCGGATAATGGAGAAGATAAACCGATAAAGAAGGGCGA